CATATGGCTTCTTCAAACAGCACTAGGCTGACTGCTTCCCATATTGGGTACCCTGATAAGTTCATGAACATGAAGAAGATCATCAAGACATTTTTCGATTTCACTGATGAGTTCTTTGAAGACAACCAGACGCTGACCAAAGAACTGCTGACCTCTATGTGGCAAGAGCGATCCCAAGCAGCGCAGTACTACCGGGATGGCGGGGATGCTATCGAGCGGTTCAAGATTGAAGAGCATCGTAACAGAACAGCAGCACCACCCAGCACGATAGGTAAAGGTCTTCTGGTGGACATCTTTGATGTGGGAGAAGCCGAAGATCAGATATGACAGCAGTGTACTTAGTTTGGTTTATGTTGCTTGATCAGGAACGCATCGTCAGCATCATGCCGATGTATGATATGAACGATTGCCTGTACGGACAAACTCACATTGAGTTGTACCCGGATCTTCCTAAGCCTCGGTGTGTGCGGATGACCAGAATGCAGGCCACTGAAATGTACGAATTACAATGGGAGATGTAATGCGATTCGATGGAGCCGACTATGTTCCACCAAGGGATGACCCACGACTGACTTCTCAGCATGAACGATTGCGTTCATTGATGAAGGATGGGAAGTGGAGAACGCTGGGAGGTATCGCGGCAGAGACGGGAGATCCAGAAGCTTCGATGTCTGCTCAGCTTCGGCATTTGAGAAAGAAGAGATTTGGTGGACACGTAGTAGAGCGTCGTCACTTGGAGCATGGGCTCTATGAGTACCGCGTGCCTACACTGCGAGGTCCGATCTTCGTATTGGAGGGATGATGGAAGGCACGGATGGGAATTGTCACAGGTTGGTTCCGGTAGTATCTGATTCGTAAACCCCCCAGAAAGAAACGGTTTGGACGCCGGAGATCTTTCAGCGTACATGGCTCAGCTTGCGACTCTCAGCGGCACTGAACTGAAAGAGGTTCAGGGCCTAGTCGAGAAGCTAGGTGAGTTCGATCGTAGAGCGAAGTCACAGGAATCATTCCTGCACTTCGTTCACAAGATGTGGCCTCAGTTCATCGAGGGGGAGCATCACAAGATCATGGCTGATGCGTTTGATCGAGTAGCCAACGGCACTCTCAAGCGTCTGATCATAAACATGCCACCACGTCATACCAAGAGTGAATTCGCTTCCCACATGCTTCCTGCATGGTTCCTTGGGCGATACCCCGACAACTACGTCATTCAAGCATCGAACACGGCGGAACTAGCAACTGGCTTCGGTCGTAAGGTGCGCGATCTTGTCTCCTCAAAGGAATATCAAGATGTATTCCCAGGGATCAGCTTGAAGAAGGATACGAAGTCAGCCGGTCGTTGGTCTACCAACCGAAAGGGTGAGTACTTCGCGATTGGTGTTGGCGGAACGATGACGGGTCGTGGTGGGGATTTGGTCATCATCGATGATCCTCACTCAGAGTCGGAAGGTGCATCCAACGATTCCAAGGTCTTCAACCGAGCTTACGAGTGGTACACGTCTGGCCCTAGGCAGCGTCTTCAGCCTGATGCCGCGATCGTGATCGTGATGACTCGTTGGCACAAGGGCGATCTGACGGGGAAGGTGATCAAGAAGTCCATCGAAGAGGAAGATGCAGACCAGTGGGAGGTCATCGAGTTCCCGGCAATCCTTGAGAGTGGAAAAGCTCTGTGGCCGGGATACTGGCGACTAGGAGAACTGCTGAAGTTGAAAGGTGAGTTACCTGTTCAAAAGTGGCAGGCTCAGTATATGCAAGCGCCGGGAGCAGAGGGATCCTCTCTTGTAAAGCGAGACTGGTGGAAGCCATGGAAGGGGGACCGCCCTCCGAAGTGCGACTTCGTGATTCAGTCCTGGGATACTGCCTACCTCAAGACTGATACCGCCGATCCATCCGCCTGCACAGAGTGGGGTGTCTTTTACATGGAGGGACCGGGGGGTAGGGCGGAAGCCAATATCATTCTGCTGGATGCCTATAAAGAGCGTTTGGAGTTTCCAGCTTTGAAAGAGGCAGCGTACCAACGGTACGTTCGTAAGCAGCCAGACGTTGTGATCATCGAAGCGAAAGCGGCTGGGATCCCCTTGGTGCAGGAGCTTCGGAAGCGTGGCGTTCCTGTGCAGGAGTTTACCCCCACGAGGGGCAACGATAAGATCGCTCGCGTCAATGCCATCACTGATTTATTTTCAAGCGGGATCATCTGGTATCCCGAAGGGAAGAATTTCGCTCAGCAGGTGATCGAGGAGTTCGCAGATTTCCCTGTGGGCGAGCATGACGATCTCGTTGATTCAGGAACACAAGCGTTAATCAGATTCAGACAGGGTGGGTTTATTCAGCTTGCATCGGACTACGATGACGAGGATGAATACGTTGAACCCATTCGTGCTGCTTACTACTAAGGATTTAACAATGTCCAAGTTCACTAGAAAAGAAGAAACCGTTGAAGCGATGAAGTACAGCGGAAGTGAAAAGAGTGCCAAGGCGATCATGGCTTGGGCAGGAACGAGAATCTTTCCTGATAAGAAAGGGCTGAACTGTGCTGGTCGAAGAAGTCTTAGCAAGATTAAGCGTAGCGACTGGGTTGTGCGTGATGATTGTGGCCTTCACGTATATACGGATGAAGAGTTCGCGAGTCACTATTCAGAAGTCAAGGGTGCCCCCGCGAAGGTGAAGGAATCCAAGGTTGAAGCTTCTGCGGATTCTGGAGGACTTGGAATATCTGCGGAAGCCAAGGAGAGCAAGAAGGCAGTGGCAAAGAAGTCAACCCGAAAGAGCAAGGGATAAGTCACTGTGGCAATAGACAAACCACTATCGAACAGAAGTCAGCCGCCGCTCCTTACGCAGCCTGCGTATAGTGACACGGTAATGCTTGAAGAGGATGAGGTTCTAGGGGGTACCCAGATAGAAGAGACTGAAGATGGTGGGATGTTGATCAACTTTGATCCGTCAGAATCTGAATCACCATTAGGAGCGTTCGATTCAAACCTTGCCGAGACGATGGAAGAGACAGATCTCAATGATGTGGCTATCGATCTTATTGGAAATTTTGGAATAGATAAATCCAGTCGGTCAGATTGGGAGAAGACTTACAAGGAGGGCGTGGATCTCCTGGGTCTTTCGATTGAGGAACGGACAGAGCCATGGGATGGAGCTAGTGGGATCACGCATCCTATTCTGGCGGAAGCGGTTGTCCGCTTTCAGTCCCAAGCTATTGGTGAGATTTTCCCAGAAGGGGGAGCTGTCAAGGTAAAGGTCGTTGGGAAGTACACTCCTGAGAAGCAGAAGCAAAGTATTCGTGTTCAAGACCACATGAATTACATGGTTGAGGATGAGATGGTTGAATACCGTGAAGAGATGGACCGTCTTCTCTTTGCGCTTCCGGTTGCAGGCTCTGCTTTCAAGAAAGTATATAATGACGAAGAGCTAGGACGGTTGGTTGCTGTTTTCGTGCCTGCTGAGGACTTAGTTGTGTCCTTTGGTGCCACGTCATTGCATTCTGCAACGCGCGTAACGGAGATTATGCGCAAGTCGAGTAACTGGATTAAGAAGAGAGTGGTTTCTGGCTTCTATAGAGACGTTGATTTGCAGACATTTGGCACTGATGACACGGATGTTAAAGACAAACTGCATGAGACAGTCGGTGAAACGCGAGATACTACGGATGATGACACGATTACCCTGCTTGAATGTCATGTTGATCTCGATTTGGTCGGTTACGAAGATTCAAATGAAGGTGAACAGGCCGGAATCGCCCTCCCCTACGTTGTAACCATTGATGCAGGGTCGAGGCAGGTGCTTTCTATCTATAGAAATTGGATGCCTGACGATGAAAAGAAGGTTAAGCGTCAGCACTTCACTCACTACCAGTACATTCCTGGCTTTGGATTCTATGGATTGGGACTTGTTCACCTTCTGGGTGGCATAGCAAAGGGTTCCACTTCAATCTTGCGCCAATTGGTGGATGCAGGATCTCTTGCCAACCTACCTGCTGGCTACAAGTCACGCGGGATGAGGATTAAGGGAGACAACACGCCTCTTGCACCCGGTGAATTTCGGGATGTTGATGTTCCTAGTGGAAAAATAGCGGACCACCTGATGCCACTGCCCTACAAGGAGCCTTCCCAGGTCTTATTTGCCTTGCTGGGAGCAATAGTGGAGGAGGGGAGGCGTTTTGCCTCTATCACTGATATGAATGTGTCGAGTCAAAGTCAAGAAGCCCCTGTTGGGACGACTTTGGCACTGCTAGAACGTGATATGAAGGTGACTCAAGCAATTCAGGGACGACTTCACCGCTCATTGAAGGATGAGTTCAAGATTTTGGTGATCTTGCTCCAAGGAATCCCGAATAAGGTCTATCCCTACGAGGTAGAGGGTGGATCCGAACAAATGGAAGCGGATTTTGACGGAAGGGTTGATGCAATTCCGGTTTCGGACCCAAATTCGGCTACGGCTTCGCACAGAATCATGAAAGCCCAAGCTGCGGTCCAAATGTCGGCCATGGCACCGCAAGAATTCAGATTGAAGACACTATTTCGTTATGCATTGGAGTCTATGGGGATTCCGGACGCAA